CATTCAAATAACACACAAGTCACTCCTATGAGGGGGTGTAGTAAGAAAGAAGGTGCATAAATAGTGAAAAACGATCTAAAAACAGAGAAAGAAGAACGAATTGAACAAAAAAGAGCCGAACTCACAAAACAATTTTCTAAGCTGGACAAGGGTCATAAAAAGGTTGTTACTTCACTAATCAAGAATGCAGCCTTCATGATTATTACACTCGAGGATCTGCAGGATTCGATTAACCTCAATGGAGTAGTGAGCGAGTATCAAAACGGTGAAAACCAATGGGGAACGAAGAAGTCCCCAGAGGTTGAAATATATAACACCATGATTAAAAACCACATGACGATCATGAAACAGCTCACGGACCTACTTCCTAAAGAAGAGGTTCAAAAGGAACAGGACGATGGATTCGAATCGTTCGTGATGGATCGTTGAGAAAACAGTACCCACTCACATATAACCCTATCATCGACTACTGGAACAAGATCGATGCAGGAACTGAGTTAGTCAGCGACAAGGTTCGAAGGGTTTATAAGAAGCTAGCCGAGGATGTTCACGACACAAGCGGTATATATGAATACGATCCGCGCCGAGCCAATCATGCAATAGAGTTCATTGAGAACTATTGCAAACACTCCAAAGGTAAATGGGGCGGAAAACCGATCGAGTTGGAACTGTGGCAGCATGCTTTCTTAGCAGCAACATTCGGCTTTGTTCATAAGATTGATGGTACTCGTAAGTATCGTGAAGTGTTCCTAGTTGTCGCTCGTAAAAACGGCAAGTCAACAATTGCATCAGGCATTGGCTTATACCTTCAAGTTGCTGACGGTGAAGCGGGTGCAGAAGTGTACGCAGTAGCGACAAAGAAAGATCAAGCTAAGTTGGTATGGATTGAATCAAAGCGGATGGTTAAGAAGTCGCCAGCTTTGTTGAAACGTATCAAACCGCTTGTATCTGAATTGGTCTGTGACTGGAACGACAGCAGCTTTAAACCGCTCGGATCAGATAGCGACACATTGGATGGTCTTAACGTACATGGCGCTATGCTTGATGAAATACACGCTTGGAAAGACAAGAATCTGTATGACGTTATCGTTGACGGTACGAGCGCACGAGAGCAGCCGTTGATCGTCATGATAACAACTGCTGGAACGGTGCGTGAAGCCGTATATGACATGAAGTACGATGAAGCCGAACGAGTGTTAAACGGTTATTGGGATGTTGACGGGTACAAAGATGATCGGTTCTTGCCAATCGTGTATGAACTTGATGACCGAAACGAATGGACAGATCCGACCAAGTGGAAGAAAGCTAATCCTGGTCTTGGCACAATCAAAAAAGAAGATCAGCTGCAGACCAAAGTCAATAAAGCCAAAGCCAATCCGATGCTCGTCACAAACCTTTTAGTTAAGGACTTCAACATTCGTGGAAGCAGTAACGAATCGTGGCTGACGTTTGAAGAAATCAATAACACAGAGCCATTTGACATTGAATACTTACGCGGTAGCTATGCGGTTGGCGGTGTTGACTTATCAAGCACGACAGACTTAAGCTGCGCAACATTGCTTATGCAGAAGCCTGATGGCAAGACGTATGCACTACAGCAGTATTTCCTCCCAGAAGAACTTATAGAGCGTAGGGTGAATGAAGATAAGATCCCTTACGACAAATGGGCAGAACGTGGCTTGTTGACGCTGTGTGAAGGGAATAAGGTTCGATACTCAGATGTAACGGTATGGTTTCAAAAGATGTACGAGCAATATGAGATCATTCCAGTTTGGATTGGCTATGACCCTTGGAACTCAGACTATTGGGTTGAGGAAATGAAGGATCACGGCTACACGCTCGAGAAGGTTCGTCAAGGGGCACAAACACTATCCCAACCAATGAAAGAGATGGGTGCAGATCTCGCCGCCAAACGAATCAACTATAACAACAATCCTATTCTTAAGTGGTGTTTGACTAACACAAGCGTCAAGCGAGATGAGAATGATAATATTCGCCCGATCAAGGGGCAAAACCAAAGGCAGCGTATAGACGGCGCTGTCTCTTTGTTGATTGCCTATACAGTCATGTTCCAAAAGTTGAGTGACTATAAGGCTCTTATTTAAGGAGGTGAGGAAACTGCAAAAGCGATCTTTATTTTACAAGATATTCGGTAGACAACCGCTAAGACCAAGCGGAGAAACGACACAACTCCAAATGTTAAACGGATTTGCTCCAACGTTTACAACGTTTGGCAATGAAGCGTATGACTCGGACGTTGTGAGGGCTGCTATTGATGCCATTGCGCGTAACGCAGCTAAGTTAAAGCCAAGACATATACGGCGCAGAGATGGGAAGCTAGAGCCTTCTAATTCTAGGTTGGAGAGATTGCTGCAGATCAGACCTAACCCATACATGGACACATACAGCTTTCTTTACAAGGTCATAACTCAGTTATATCTCAAAAACAATAGTTTCATATTCGTAGCTTGGAACGAGAATGGGACCTTGAGAGAGTTGTACCCAGTTAACTCAGCGTCCACCGAATTATTGGAGAACAACGGCGAAATATATGTGCGCTTTAACTTCATGTCTGGTCAGCAAGCTGTGGTTCCCTATAACGATGTCATTCACCTAAGACGGTTCTTTTATAAAAATGACATGTACGGTGAGACATCAGACGCGGCTCTTAACCCTACTCTTGAATTGATCCATACGACAAATGAGGGCATACAGAACGCAATCAAAACGTCTGCTAATCTTCGAGGTTTATTGAAATATACAACCATGCTGAAAGACGAGGACATCAGGAAGAACAAAGAAATATTTGTTCGTGACTACATGAGCGTTTCGAACAATGGCGGTATAGCTGCTTTAGATTCCAAAGCTGAATACCAGGAACTAAAGAATGAACCGAAGATGGTTGATGAAAAGCAAATGTCTCTCATCGAGAACAAGGTATACAAATACTTTGGGGTAAATGAGCAGATCGTCATGAGCAAGTACAGCGAAGATGACTGGAACAGTTTTTACGAGTCGATATTAGAACCTTTAGCACTGCAGATGTCACTCGAATTTACGCAAAAACTGTTCACTGAAACAGAAAGAAATCACGGAAACGAAATCATTTTCGAAGCCAACAGACTTCAATACGCTAGCAACCAAACAAAGATCAGTGTGATCGAAACGCTAATGGATCGCGGATTGATGTCAATGAACGAAGCGCGCGAGGTATTCAACCTTGCTCCTATTGAGGATGGAGAGAAGCGTATAGTTAGTCTCAATTTTGTTAGCGCCGATCTAGCAGATCAATATCAGGTTGGGAAAGGCGGTGATGAGAATGGACAAGATCCAAGCGAAGATGAAGGATCGTGATTATCGCAAATTTGACTTTGAAATCAGAACAGCTGACGATGACATGATTGTTGAAGGGTACGCGCTAACCTTTGATGAACCCACAGTGCTTTACGAATACGATGGTGTGCAATACAAGGAAAAGATCGCGCGAAGCGCATTAACAGGCGCAGACCTATCAGATGTCATATTCAACTACAATCATGGTGGTAAAGTCATGGCAAGAACACGAAATAAGACCCTTGATCTCCGAGTGGATGACAAGGGTCTTTTTGTTACCGCTCATTTAGGCGGTACAGAGGAAGGTCGCAAGCTGTATGAAGAGATTCGCGGTGGGTACATCGACCGAATGAGTTTTTCCTTTAAGACTCAGGAAGACTCCTATGACCGCGAGAGTCACACGCGCACCATCCGAAAGCTAAAAAAACTGTATGACGTGTCCGCTGTGGATATCCCAGCTTACGATACTACTTCAATTTCTGCAAGGAGTTTCTTCGAACTGGAGAGGGAGAAGGAACAAAAGGCGCTGGAGAGTGCTGAATTGCGGAAGAAGTTAATAATTCAAACTTACTTTTAAGGAGAGATGAGAAATGAATAAACGCATTATGGAAATCGAAGCACGCAAGGCAGAATTGAGAGCATTACTTGAAGGTGAACAAGAGGTTAACTTGCAAGATGTACAGGCAGAATTGCGCAAGCTTCAAGACGAAAAGGCACAAATTGAAGAGCGCACGAAGACAGCAGCATCTATCACAACAGGCGCGATTCCTGCAAACGTGTTGGTTAAGCCAGCCGCAGAAAAACGCAACTTTGAAGAGATGAACAAGGAAGAGCTGCTTGCTTCTCCTGAGTATCGCTCCGCTTACTTGAAGCGTCTGCAAGATCGCGAACTTAATGAGACTGAAAAGCGTGCCTTGACTACTGCTGCCGCATCTGCTGGCGCTGCTGTTCCTACAACAACGCTTAACATGATCATCGACAAACTGCGTCAAACAAGCGCTTTGTTCCCACTGATTAACGTTTCGTATGTTCCAGGCAACCTGCGTTTGGCTGTGGCTAACGCTAAAAATGCTTCGTCTTGGAAGGCAGAAGGATCAAACGGAACTGCTGCAGATGATACTCTTGTAGCGGTAAACCTGACAGGATTCGAATTGATTAAACTGGTTGAGATCTCAGCTGCTGCCCAAGCAATGGCAATTGATGCTTTTGAGTCTTACATCGCTGCCGAGATTGGTCGTCAGATGGCTATCGCTATCGAAAATGCGATCTTGAACGGTACAGGTACTAATCAGCCGACTGGTATTCTTACTGGCGTAACATGGGATGCAACAAACAGCGCAACTTTCGCTAACAATGCATCAGTAAGCTATGACAACTTGGTTGATATGCTGGCGTTGCTGCCAACGATGTACCATGATCGTGCGCACTTCGTAATGAACCGTAAAACATTGTTCGGTCAGATCCGTAAGATTAAATCGACTGACGGCACACCGATCTTTGCATACAATCCGCAAGATCGTACAGCAATGACGATTCTGGGTTATCCGATCGTTCTCGATGACATGGCTCCAGACGATACAATCTTGCTTGGTGATCTTGGCTACTACTACTTCAACTTCTCACAAGCACCTGCAATTGAGTCTAGCGCTGCAGCTGGCTTCATGAGTGGTAAAGTTGTATACCGTGGTTTGGCAGTTGCCGATGGCAAGCCAGCACTGAACGAAGCATTCGTTAAACTCACCAAAGCTACAACGTAACAATGAACTAGGGCGTCATCATGGCGCCCTTTTCCTCTTGGGGGTGGAGCGATGCTAAACGACATTAAAACGGCTTTACGCATTAGCCGAGCGACAACAGCGTTTGATGGTGAGATTACAGACTTAATAAATGCTGCTAAGGCGGATCTGCAGATCACTGGTGTTAAGGTTGACGATGAAGCTGACTCACTCATTAAAAGAGCCATAACAACATACGTCAAGGCTCACTTTGGTTGGGATAATCCCGATGCAGAGAAATTGCAACAAAGCTACAACATGCTCAAAATGCATTTGTCGCTTTCAATGGAATATGGTGCATCGTCATGATGTGGAGGGACGTTATTCAGCTTGTCGGAATCACTGAAGCAGATGACGGTGGCGGTGGGATCATCGAGACAGAGACACGGCGAGAAGTGTTCGCCAATCGGAGATCAATCAGACAGTCAGAGTTTTACCAAGCGCATGCAGCAGGATTGAAACCCGAAATGATGTTTGAGATCAGGTTGATCGACTATGCAGACGAGGAATGGCTTGTTGAGAACGGCAAGAAACGGCGTATCATGAGAACTTACTCTAAAAATGGTGAGATCATTGAACTTGTTTGCTCGGGAGTTGAGGTCTAATGACGAAGGCTAGAATTAAAATCGATGTTGAAGGCATTGATGATATACTCAACAAATTCAGTCGCTTCGACCAAGAGGGTCGCGTCAATCTCCGTAAAGCGGTTAGATCAAATGCCAATGCACTCAGAAAAGCCATACAATCCCGCGCTCCAGTCGATTCGGGGAATCTCAAAAGTTCGATAAAAGCCAAGTATGAAAAAGATGGTTTTGGGGCTGATGTCGGACCTGTTAGTGGAAAAGGTTCACACGCTCACTTGATTGAGTTCGGGACAGTAAAAATGCCAGCGCAACCATTCATCACACCATCAGCAGAGGAACAAAAACCAAAGTATGAAAAAGACATTAAAGGCGCGATTAAGGGGGCGATACCATGAGTGGTAGCGCTTTTTGGGCGCTTCAAGTCGCTGTACGCAGTCGCCTTATTGCTGACCAGACGCTAATGGCGAAAGTTAAAGGCATTTTTGATGCCGTACCCGACAATCAGACATTCCCTTATGTAACGATTGGCGATGTAACGAGTGTTCCAAACCGAACGCTTGATAAGTTTGGCGAAGAATGCACGATTACATTACACATATGGAGCCGATACAACGGGTTCAAAGAAGCTGCAGAGATATTAAACGACCTCAATCGCCTATTAGCGGATGAGTTTTTTTCAGTGTCTGGGTGGCAGGTGGAGGGTTGCTATTACGATTTTAGCGAGACTCTTCGAGATCCAGACGGAATAACAAGACACATCCCTGTAAGATACAGGGTCAAATTAACAAAGGAGTGAGTTGAATGGGAGCAACAGCAGGATTTGAGGGTGGATTGTACTTAGCCGAAGCAAGCACGCAAACTCCAATCGCAAAGGTAAGAGAAGCAACGCTTTCTATCGAAGCGGAGACAATTGATACAACTAACTTCGACACAAATGGTTGGGCTGAAAACATCCCTTCTTTCAAGTCATGGAGCGTTGAAGCGGAATTGCTTTATGTACCAGATGATGAGTCCCAAGAGGGCTTAGAAGATGCTCTAATGGCGAATACACCAGTTGAGGTTGTGTTATATCCGAAAGATGTTGCAAGCGCAAAGGGATATAAAGGAACCGCTTATATTACTAGCTTTGAACTCGGTGTGCCAGTCGATGATGCGGTTACAATGTCGGTTACATTGACTGGATCGGGCGCATTGGCAACAACAACGAAAGCCTAGGAGGAATAGTCATTGAGCCAACAATACGTTGAGTTAGAAATTGGGGGGAAGGAGCGCTTGCTGCGCTTTGACTTCAACGCTGTGTGTGACGTAGAGGAACGGACAGGTAAAGGCATAGGCGCGATCTTCTCTGAATCGCAAGTGGGTTTTAATACGGTCCGTTTGCTTCTTTGGGCGGGGTTGAAATGGAAGATACCAGGACTGCAACCGCAACAAGTAGGACAGTGGTTACAACAAGAAGCTGAACACGGTAAACAACCAATGGATTACATTCAACCGATCATGGTTGCCTTGAAAAAGGCTAAGATTCTGCGTGAAGCAGAGACGGAAGAACAGGAAAAAAACTCAGTGAGCAGTCAGGAGACGGTAGACTCCCATGGGGAGATCTGAAAAAAGTCTCTTACGGGCTGCTCGGACTCAAACCAAGCGAGTTTTGGCTGCTGACATACGATGAGTTCCTAGACATGTACGAAGGTTATAAACACCGTTCAGAAGTGGAAATGGAACGGATTGCATGGCATGCAGCTAACTTGATGAACGTCCACTTGAAGAAGAACAGCAGAGTAAGCGTTGATCAACTTCTAGGCAAAAACAAACGAAAGTCAATGACACAAGAGGAACGTTCAGCAGGAATTGAAAAGCTAAGGAAGTTGACAGGGGGCCGTTAGGCTCCCTTTTTGTATTAATGCCCGAAAGGGGTGTTTTGATTGGCTGAAACAATAGCATCTATGGCTGTCCGTATCGGTGTAGACCTTAAAGGATTCACCAAGGATATGGACGAGTTTAGAAAGACTTGGAGCAGAGTAGGAAGTCAGGTGCAGCAAGTAGGCTCACAGATTGGAACGGCATTTACTGCTGCTGGCGCTGCAATAACGGCTGGTTTGGGTGTATCGGTAAAAGCTGCAATGGACTTCGATAAGGACATGAGCAGAGTTGGAGCGATTGCAGGGGCAACAGAAACCGAATTCGAGTCTATGAGACAAACTGCGTTGAATCTAGGCGCGTCAACTTCTAAATCAGCGTCAGAAGTAGCAAAGGGAATGGAATTGATGGCGACGAAAGGATATGACGCGAATCAGGTAATGGCTGCAATGCCAGGTGTTATTGCTGCAGCGGAAGCATCTGGTGAAGATATGGCTTTGACAGCTGACACTGTGGCGAGCGCATTGAACGCCTTTCAAATGGAAGCTAAAGACGCTTCTAGGGTTGCAGATGTACTAGCGATGTCCGCTAATACTTCTGCTGCAGGAATCACCGATCTGCAGTATGCGTTTAAATACGCAGCACCAGTCGCTAAAGCGTTGGATATATCGATGGAACAGCTAGCCGCTGCTACGGGCATTATGGCTGATAACGGCATGCGTGGCGAACAAGCAGGTACTACTTTGAGGGCTGCCCTACTACGTTTGACCGACCCACCAAAGGAAGCGGCGAACCAGTTGAGAGAACTTGGTGTTTCCGTCACAGATGCAAGTGGCAAGTTCTTGCCGTTCGATCAGATCATAGGTCAATTAAGAACATCAACGGATAATATGAGCAATTCTCAAAAGGCAGCGGCTTTGTCAACAATATTCGGCACAGAAGCGATGACGGGCATGCTTTCACTGGTTGAAGCAGGACCAGAGAAGTTTAATGCCCTCACGGAAGGACTGATTAACTCTGGCGGGGCGTCAGCCGAGACAGCAGCGCTAATGAAAGATAACTTGGCTGGGTCTATGGAAGAACTAGGAGGAGCCGTGGAGACGCTTCAAATAAGCTTGGGATCAGCATTAGCGCCAGCTATTAGAGCCGTAACGGAAGCAGTGACAGGAGTTGTTAACTGGTTCAATCAGTTGTCACCTGCTACACAGAGGAACATTGCAATTGCAGCTGCATTAACAGCGGGCTTATTGGTACTGGTCGGGGTTGTCGGTTTTCTTGCTGCAGCAATCGGTACGCTAATGACAGTCAGTTGGGCTGTAATCGCGCCGATAGCAGGAATCATTGCAATCATTACCGCTGTAATTGCCGCAGTAGTAGCCCTGACAGTGATCATCGTTAAGAACTGGGAAGAGATCAAAGCTTTCACGACCAGCACTTGGGAAACGATTAAACAAGCATTACAAACGGCTTGGGATTGGATCGTTGGTTTGTTCACAAAAGTGTGGGAAACGATTAAGCCCATTGTTTCGACTGGATGGGAAGCGATCAAGGCACTATTTACAACGTACTTTGGAGCAGTTAAAGCCATTGTTTCTTCATCTTGGGAAGCTATTAAGACGATATTCTCAACCGTCTTTCTGGCGATATACTATCTTGTTACAGGACAATGGAATAAAATTGGAGAACTTTTTCGTACAGCAGGAGAAAAATTAAGAGGTATTGTTTCTGGGTTATGGGAGAAGTTGAAGGAGATATTCTCTGGTGGATTTACCAAGGTCACACAATCCGCTAGTGAAGGATGGAAGAACATTAAAACCGCCTTTTCGAATGGTTGGGAAGCCGTTAAAAAGTTCATGAGTAACTTTGGTACTCAAGCGTACAACATCGGGAAGAACATCATGGAAGGCATGGTCAACGGTATTAAATCGATGGTCTCCAGACTCGCGGATCAAGCTAAAGCAGCCGTACAGTCAGCCGTTGATGCTGCAAAGAATTTCTTGGGTATCAACTCGCCATCCAAGCTATTTATGCAGTTTGGTGAATGGACTGGTGAAGGTTTTGCGATCGGCTTGGAGGATAGCGAAAGAATGGTAGCTAATGCGACTACATCCATGATTACTACACCTGAGTCGATTCAATCTCCGACACTCCCAAATGTAGCTAATGTTGGCGCTTCTGCTGCTCCAACCACTGTTATTCTAGAATTGGATGGTAAGGTTATTGCGCAGAGCACAATCAACCGTATGGGCGGTATGTTCCGAACGAGAGGGGCGGTTACATGACCACTTATAGCTTAGTCTGCAGCAACAGTTCAGGAACGACAGACATAACTTCAAGAGTGCGATCCGCTTCTTGGGAACGAGCGCTAGGAGAATCATCAGCCACATTGGAGATTGATTGTTACAACATAGCCAATAACCATGTCATGGACACCGTTTCACTCATTGTGGACGGTGTTCTTTGTTTTACAGGAAAAATCAAAGGGCAGGAAGATACAAAAAACGGATTAACAAAGGTGAGCAGATTGTCTGCAGTTGATAACACTGATAAGCTACAACGTCTTCTTGTTGCACAAGTGTATGAAAACAAAACACCTAAAGAGATGCTTAACGATTTGATTACGAGATACGCTCCGTGGGTGGATACATCACTAGTACAGGATCTTGGCGGTCAGGTTGAATCGATGTTTTTCAATTACGACACGTTATCAGCCGCTATTCAAAAGCTGGCTGATCTATCAGGTGCGTACTGGTATCTAGACCCGAACAACAAACTTCACTTCTTTGAAAACTATGATTCTGTTTCCTCTAAGACATATGATTCAACAAAAAACATACTTAAGGACACGTTTAATTTAGCCACAGAAGCTGCAGACCTTTGCAATCGGGTGTGGGTTATCGGTGCAAAATCTGCAGCGGCAAACTATATCAATCAATACTGGACGGGTGACGGAAACAACGCTGTATTTTCCCTAGCCTATGTCCCGAACTACGTTGATATTTGGGAAAACGGCACTCCTAAGACTGTGGAGGTCGAAAAAGGAACCGACAGCGAAAAAGACTATACGTATGACAAGAAAAACAAAGTATTAAAGCGAGTCGGCGGCAACCTTCCTAGCGGTGTGTTACTCCGAATGAGATACAAACCAACCATTCAAGTTATAGACTACTTTGAAGATCCGAACAGTGTTGCAAAGTATGGACTTTACGAGAAAGCCATACGAGATAAGAAAATTACAGATAAAACGGCAGCTCGAAAAAGAGGTCGGTCTGAATTAAAGCGGAACAAGTCACTTGTGCGCGTACCATCATTTTCAACGCGTGACTGGAAGATTAACATAGGACAACTTGTTAGTGTAAAAGTAGAGTCGTTCTCGTTTCTCGCAGCATGCCGAATCGATAGTATCAGTGTACAATTCACTCCTCAGGACATTGTGGCTGATATAAGTGCTACGGAGGTGTTTGTATAATGTCGGGTATGAACGATCTATCTAACCTGTTTGGACGTGTCACAGCACTTGAACAAGAGGATGCGGACAGCGATCAAACAGTTACACAGGTTTTCAAAATGTACCCACGGCTAGGCATCAGAGTTCGTATGATTGCATATCTCCATGACTTGCGGATATGTGGAGACACACAACCGCTTTATTCTGCAACTTGCGGTGCGGATACTTATCTTTAAAGGGGGCGGCGTAATTGATTAACAAAAGTGGTTTTGATCGAGTTATAGCATTGTTAAGCGCCGATCTCACTCATATCGCAGTTGGTAATGGTACAACGCCGACATACATTGCGGATAAACTCAGCGCCGAAACATTCCGAAACTCGGTTAGCGAGACATTTACAGATGGGTTGGTACTAGGTAAAGAACTATACCTTGATGAATCTCAGGCGAACGGAAACATCACGGAAATCGGTTTGTTTGGAACTGGCGCAACATCGGCTGTTAATAGCGGAAAGTTGTTCTCGTCATTCTCGGCTGATTTCACGAAAACATCAAGTCAGAGCCTTACATTAAGTTTTGAAATAGAAGTGCTGGAGGTGACAAGTTAATGCCTTATACCAAAACAACATGGCAAGACAGACAAGTAGAGCATCCGAATCGATATAATAAGTCGTCTGAGAACTCTACAGAAGTTGTGTTAACTCCAAGCCCAGGGAATGTGCTGCGACAGGGAACACCTATTTCAGCAGCTAACATGAATAAGATTGAACAGGGTATTGCTGATGCACTGGCACTTGCAGAAGCAGCTGAAACTCCTGCAGGAGCGCAAGCCAAAGCAAACCAAGCAGAAACCAACGCTAAAAACGCAAGTTTACCACGGACTGGCGGTACGCTTACAGGTGCTTTGACGGTCAACGGAAATCTGCAAGGTCAAAACCTAAGAGTTACTAGCGGCTACTTTACCCTAGACTCATACAGCATAGCAGAATACGGTACAGGCAGACTAGAGACATTCTATGACGCAAACAACCAGCGTTGGAGTATTAACGGGAGAAATACCGCAAACCAATCTGTCCCTGTTACCTTGTGGGCAAATGATTTCAGGGCAGCAGATGGCACAACAATGACAAGTTTAAAGCAATCTGTCAGTAATGGGAAAGCAACCGTAGCAGCCGCTATTACTGACATGGGTGTCTCAACGGCAGCTACAGCTGAATTTGCAACTATGGCAACAAATATAAGAGCAATACAGACTTTAGGCTTTATCCAAGGTACAGGTACTTGGACAAAAGTCGGTCAAAGCGTATCGTTAACGGTTCGTGGTTTATCCTTCAGACCTTCAGTTGTGACCATCTATCATAGTTTCGCAGCAATGGGCGGTTACTCCTATATCAATAAAATTCCCAATAGTACGGATGGTTTCAACTGTTCTTTCGGGGCTGTTAACTCGGCTGGTATGGTAACAGTCTACACACAAACACCAACGATGTTCGCTGATGGGTTTACAGCTACAATATTTAATGACGCTTACGGCATGGGGATTCCAGCAT